AGCATTGTTACCAATGACTGTAGTAATTGAAGGATAAAACTCACCATTAGGTGTAGCATAAACTCTCTTACCATCAACCATCTTTGCTTCACTATCAAGTGGAAAGCAACTAGGATTGTGTTCAAATTTCATAAACCTAAATTAATTTTATTGATGAGGTAAGACTTAACAAGACCAGACCTAACGATATCATCAAGACCAAATTCTATTAAAGAAAACTCCTCCATCTCTTGTAAGATACGTTGGAAATCTAAAATGCCTGTACGTTCATTAGTCCTAATCAAATCTGTTTGAGCAGCGTCACCACAGAATACTATCTTACTGTCCTGTCCAACACGAGTGATGATTGAATCCAGTTCGTGGAAGTTCAGGTTCTGACACTCATCAATGATAACGATAGCATTGTCAAGTGTAGTACCTCTTATGAAAGAGGTAGACCAGAATGAAATAGTTTCCTGTGCCTTCAGATTATCATACAACATTTCATATGAATTGTCATCTGGCATCTCAAACATGGATTGTACCATGTTCTTGTATGGTATTTGATAGAGAGAAGACTTATCTTCATGGTCACCAGGTAAGAAACCAATCTCTCTAGTAGCTACTAGAGATCTAACAATGTATATCTTATCGTATGGTGTATACTCATCAAGTACATCCTTCAATGCTTTATACAATGCAATGAATGTTTTACCTGTACCTGCTACACCATAAGCATATAGCATCTGCCCCTTGTCCCATTGATCAAAGAAAATCTTTTGATTATCAGTGATGGGTTCAATGGGAAGCATATGCTCCCCACCTATAGGCTTACGTCTCTTCTTTTGTTTAGCGGTCATACCTTGACCGATTGACTTAGTTGTCTTCTTTCTAGGCATGTTAGTAGTTGTATTTGTCAGTAATGGTACGGTTATTTACATAATCTGCTTTAGGTAACACCTTATTCTTCATAACATCTGTCCAACCTGGATGTGTCTTAGACATTTTATCACGCCACTCACCTACCTCACCAGAACCAGCACAACCTTTAGACCAATCTTTATCCCAGTCAGGATTATCTTTTCTCCACTGATCATAGTTTGCCATAGTAAGGTTAAGTTCTTTCTCCTCACCAGTCTTTAAATTTTTTACAGGATATGTTGGCATTAGTTTCCTCCTTTTATAAAACCAATAAGAATTTTCCACAATGATTTAGTGGCACTACCTTCTACTTCATCAAACAAATCCATGTTCAATTTGAATGCGTAGTTTGCTTCTTCTATTAGAGCATCCTTCATAGCATCATCCAACTTTAATGTATCTAAAACTTCTCTGTAATTTGTCTTCCATACTTTAGAGTCTTCTATACGAGGGAATTCATAGAAAGATAATCCTTCACCTCCAGTTGGTTGAAGTGCTTTCTCTGCTATACCCTTAAGGATCTGACCACCAGATAGATCACCAATGTATCTAGTATAGTGATGGGCAATCAATAGATAGGGATCTTTCTCTGCTATCTCATTAAGTCTATAGCAATATGTATTACATGCTTCAGAAGGTTCTAGTTCTCCTCTCCACATAGGACCATAGAAGTATCTAAGATCCTGTTCCAATGATGTGGTACGATTCAAATCTGCTGACCATGATTGTAATATCTCAGCTAAAGGATCCTTAGTCTCTGCAATCTTCTGCTCCATAGTATCATAAACATAATAGAAATTAGTAATGAGTTTACGATATTTTTCAGGGTCTACAACACCTCTAAGAAAACCAGCAACAAACTTAGTATTCTCTGCTGCTGAATGAGACTTTTTAGTTCCTTCTTTAATTTGTTTTGAAAAGTTCACCATGATAATGCCTCCGCACATATAGGAAATTGTTCACAGAACACACGCTTAGCATCATTAGCTATGTCCATGTGTTCTTTCTGTGTACCATTAGCAGATCGTAGATTAATGTAATGGATCCATGAACGGACTGAACCCGTCATGTAAATTTTGGTTGGCACTGCCAAAGGTAATACAAATCTAGCACACTCCTTAGCAATTCCTTGATCAAGCATTTCTTGATAGAGTTTCATTCCATCAGCAAAATGTTTATCCATTTTGATTTGGAAATTTTGATTAACAAACGGGTCAACATCATCAATAGAATTTTGTCTGTTCTTATCATCCTGACGACGTAATGCAGGTAGAGGAATCTTATCTGCCAACATAGAACTATCAGCATACCTTTGTGAAAACTCTTGGTATGTGAAGCTACGATGCCTTAGTATCTGAGCAGCAAGACCACGTGTAGTTTCAATCTCCACAGTCATGTGTGCCTGTTCAAATACAGACCAATGATTATGTTTGATGCAATACTTTAGAAGACCAGCAACCTTAGGGTTGTCTTGATTGTTCGGGTTGCTGACTCTCGCCACGTAACCCATTGTCTTCTCCGCTTCAGGAGTTACTGTTACTAGTTTCACTGAGTTCATTATTAAATCCTTTTTTTCTCCTTAGTTTTTTTTGTTTAAGTAGTTCTTTTGATTCGTATAATTGTTTCTTCATATAGTGTATCTCTACATCAGAATACAACTCATCTTTTTTAAGTGCTGATTTGATTAATTTGATTTGGTCTTTTAGTCTCATAGTAGGTCTTATAATAGGCAACTAAGCCATTAGATATCTTGTGCCCTTTAGATAACCACTCGTCGGCACAATTATATATTTTGGACTGACTATCGCAACTACCACCAAATTTATTAAGAAGAATCTTTAAACAATCCTCCCTCAACTTAAGTTGTTCGTCAGAATATTTTGAATCAGTCTGAGTGTCCATCTTTGTTTGTCTCTACCATATTTAGGTTGCATATGAGTAATGAGTATATTATACCATAAAAAAAGAGGGGTCGCAACCCCTCTAAATTTATTTAAGAATTTGTTTGCATATTTTCTTACCCTCATGGTTGTTCATTTGGGATGTTTCAATTATACATTCATAATAATCGTTGAGTTTTTGATCTTCTTGATGACGCCACTCATTTAACTGAGAGCGTGATAGAACATTGTGCATAGATTGCCTCCTTAACATCAGTCACATAACAAGGGTGGGAAGGGGTCATTGTACACCTCTCTAATTCTACCACTATTTATTTTTTGGATATCTTATTGCGATAATATTGAAACGAATATTATTGCCTACGTATTTCTACCCACTAAAAAGCAGGGTTTCCCCTGCTTCTGTTTAAAAGTAAGTGACTAAGCAGCAGCTAATTCCTTTTCAGATTTAACTCCACGGTAGGTTAATGTAACCTTCTGTGCTTTTGCTTGCTTACGCTCGTTGGTGTCATACTGAACACCACGATATGTGACTTGTGCCATCGGTTTTCTCCTGTAGGATGAGGTTGTTTAGACCGTTCCTTCAGTCGGCATTTGCGTCCCCTAAGGGATGAACGAACCCGTTCCGTGTCGGCTTACTTGCGTCTCTTGTGAGATGAACGTGTAGGTATGTTAGCATACCAATACTATTTATGTCAAGCCTTTTGTATTTCTTTATACCGTTTAGGTTCCTGCGAGATAGAATCCAGTTCCTCTAGTCTTACACACACGCTTTACCTGTGCATCATATATGGGATCATTTCCATCCCCAGTAATTAAAATCTTTGCGAAATCAAACGCTTCTTTAAAACGATTGAACTTATATACTTCATCATAAGTCTTTGCAGAAACAAGGACACCATCTTTCCTGCATAGTTTCATGGTGTGCCACTCTCTTTTATTTTCTATTTTACTATAGAAAATTGCCCAATTACCTTTTTGATTTACACTCATGTCTTTTTCCCTTGATTAGATGGTGCTTTTGGAGGTGACTTTGGTTTCTGTGCCTTTGGTTTTGCTTTCCACATGTTAGGTTTCTGTCTACCATTACTCTGCTTCAACCACTTCAATCCTTTCTTATACTTGTCATAATAATTGTCAAATAATTCTACTTGACTATCACCCATAGCAATGTCATGTTCTACCTTACCCTCTACCTCATATTGTATTAGGTATGCAGTGTAAGGTAGTTGCTTATCTTCTGCTGCTTTGGGGTCACACTTCTCATGAATTATTTTCATTATGAACGATTGCCCCATTGGATGTTAGGAAACGCTTCTTCAACACACTGACGTGTGATCTTCCAACGCTTACCTATCTTTCTATCTTTCATAAGAGTTAGCACTTCTGCTTCTTTATGATGTAGTCCTTCTAAAAGTTGAATGAATAATGTTTCACGACGAGTCTGTGAAACATTTGCTCCTCCTTTAAAGAAAAGATATAGCTTACGATACTCATGTGCAAGTTTCGTATGCTCTGTATCTTCTGGTGCATCATTCTTTTTATATGGCACTTCACCATCAGGTAGCATAGAGATAACACTCTCATCAAAATTAGCAATCAGAATAGATCTGAGTGCTGGAGTATTATACTCTGTTAACAGTTTAATCTTTTGTGCTTTTGTTTTAGCGTTGCTAATTTTTTGCAACACTTCATTTAGTAATAATTGCATAACTATCGTGGTACCTTAAGTATTATTTATTCCTCATCATCTTCCGTAATTTCATTTAAAAAACGGACAGTAAGGAGTTCTTCATTGATCCAATGACCATTATCATCTAGCATTTCTGGATGAATATAGTCAACCTCTTCTTCTTGTGCTGCATATAAGAACTGATTTGTCTTATCACTCCATATCCAACCAACTACACCTCCAATTAATAAAAAGACTAATGATATTGATGCCGAAAAATAAATCAAGACTGATGAATCCATGTCAACTCCGTGCTATGTGTTCTTTTCCCACCTAATTTCAAAGTTGAAGTAGACTTTTCTCTTTAGGAGGTTTAATGTTTTATTAATACCAAACCCTTTCGGTTTGATTTCTTCCTTCGGTTTAGCCCTCCTAAGCATGAGCTCTATACCTCTATTTATTTTAAGTTCTCTCATTTTTTTGGAACAGTAACCAAACCTTTATCTAAAAATAATTTAGCAACCTCAACAAGACCACCAATTTGTTCTCCATCAATAACAACAAAAGGAAATCCAAGAACTTCTGGATATTTTTCTTTGAATAAATCCATTGAACATTGATTGGCTTGTTCACCAACAACAATTTTTGTGTACTCTAAGTCTGCTCTTCTGAAGAGTTCCTCTAGGTTGGTACAAAATCTACAACCTACTTGTGCATACATTTTAATTTCCATATAACTCTACTAGTTGTGAATTTGGATAAAGTTTAACAAACTCTTTGTAACACTCTTCTGTTACTATATCAAATGCTAATGTCATTCTAGGAGTTTTGTTTCCTTTTGAAACTGGATCTGTATAATGTTTAATAAAACTAGGAAAAATTGTCATCTTACCATTAACATTTTCAGATTCATGAATCTCATCTGTAAAAGGATGAATATAATATGTTGATGTACCATCTACATCTAAACAAAAATTACCAGTGAGATAAGAATAAGGATCTCCAGCATGTCTATGAGCAGACATCCGTTCGTCCTTCCTCATTACATTAGCCCAAACCTGTACATAATACTTATCATCTTCCACCTTTTGACCAAAGATATCTAGGTAGAGATCATGTAAGTTCCTAATAGCTTCCTTTAAGTTCTTTGTGTTGTCAAAATTAAGAAGGTTATAATTATTTGACCGTGAAGTCAAACTATTCTTTCCTAATTTAGTTCCCCAATCACTTTCAAATGCATACTTCTCAATGATTTCTTTTTCTTTGGATAGAATTTCTTCCTTCAAAAGATCAAGCTCATTGTCATCATCCATTACTTCCACTTCTGCTAAAACATATTTCAAATTAGGAGCAAAGAAAGTCTTTCCTTCTTGACAGAAATTATAAAGCATAATTTTAATGTGGGTTGTATACCTTAAGTATAATTATAGCTGATGAGATTGCTACTATTGTAATCAATGTAATAATGTGCATAAAAAAGAGGGTCGTGAGACCCCCTTATTATATCAGATAGTCAACAGTGTGTCAACTTATCAAATCAACCCTAAAGAACCTGCTGTTATTCCAACTGCAACAAAGAAACTGAATTCTAAAATGCCATGATATTGATGAGGTATCTTCAAGAGTCTAGATGTTAATTGAGTCATTTGTGCTTGTGCTCCTCAGCATTAAGTTAACCTACTGCAGGTGCAACAAGTGCAACTTCAGTCTCACTAGCAGATGCTAAGTCAAGTGGGAAGTTGTGAGCATTACGCTCGTGCATTACTTCCATACCAAGGTTAGCTCTGTTCAATACGTCACCCCAAGTAGGAACTACCTTACCCGATGCATCAACAACCGACTGGTTGAAGTTGAATCCATTGAGGTTGAATGCCATAGTACAGATACCCATAGAGGTTAACCATACACATACTACAGGGAATGTTGCAAGGAAGAAGTGAAGTGAACGAGAGTTGTTGAATGATGCATACTGGAAGATTAATCTACCGAAGTATCCATGAGCAGCAACGATGTTATAGGTCTCTTCTTCTTGACCAAACTTGTAACCATAGTTTTGTGAATCTAAACCAGTTGTCTCTCTGATTAGAGAAGATGTAACTAGAGATCCATGCATAGCAGAGAACAATGCTCCACCAAACATACCTGCAACACCTGCCATGTGGAAGGGGTGCATTAATATATTATGCTCTGCTTGGAACACAAACATGAAGTTGAATGTTCCTGAGATACCTAGTGGCATACCATCAGAGAATGATCCTTGTCCGAAAGGATACACTAGAAATACAGCAAATGCTGCTGACACTGGAGCAGAGTATGCTACACAGATCCATGGACGCATACCTAAACGGTATGAAAGTTCCCACTGTCTACCCATGTAGGCAGAGATTCCAATAAGGAAGTGGAAGATTACCAATTGATAAGGACCACCATTGTATAACCATTCGTCAAGCGTTGCCGCTTCCCAAATAGGATAGAAGTGTAGACCAATAGCATTGGAAGATGGAACGACAGCACCAGAGATGATGTTGTTTCCATACATGAATGAACCAGCAACTGGTTCTCTGATTCCATCAATGTCCACAGGTGGAGCAGCGATGAAAGCGATTATAAAGCAGGTTGTAGCTGCTAATAGAC